AATAAATATGCTTGCTTGTCTCACTGAAATTATGGTTGAATGCGAGTTCAAATGAAATTTTTTATACCTAAAATAAAGTTATTTAAAGAATCATTGAATCTTAATAAGTGGCCGGTGAATTGGTTCGATCCCAAAAAAGATCAAGAGAAAGAAAGAAAAGAACGCATCAAAAAATTATACCCCGATAAAAAGTTCTAATGAAAAAGAAAATTGATAAGATTATTGATAAGTCTTTGAGATTTCATCATCGAGATATTCATGAAGAATTCTCTGAAATGAAACTTAGAGCACAAGTAAAATCTAAGTGGTATTATATTTTTTGGGGTATTGCAACTATCTCAGTAATATCAGGGCAACTTTATGTTGGAAGTGGATATCGTTTGCTTTATGGTAGTATGCAAGAACTACTTCAAAAGGTTGATGGAGTTCTTCTTCATACTACTCCTGATAGAGGACCTAATTTTTTATGAAATCTTTGAAAACACCACTTAGATATCCTGGTGGTAAGTCCCGTGCTTGCATTAAGATGGACCCATTTTTTCCTGACCTTCGTGATTATAAGGAGTATCGCGAACCATTCTTAGGTGGTGGTAGCGTAGCGATACATATTACAAAGAAGTATCCTCATCTGGATATCTGGGTCAATGATCTGTATGAACCACTCTATAACTTCTGGAGAGTTCTGCAGGACGACGGTCGTGCTCTCTATGAAAGACTGCAAGATCTCAAATCCAGACACTCTAGTGAAGAATCTGCAAGAGAATTATTTTTAGAATCAAAGAATATTGTCAATGCTTACACTGAATCGAATCTATCTCGCGCTAGTAGTTTTTATATTGTTAATAAGTGTAGTTTTAGTGGACTCACAGAGTCCTCATCCTTCAGTAGACAAGCAAGTGTCTCTAACTTCTCAATGCGAGGAATCGAAAAACTCCCAGGATATACTAAAATAATTCAGAACTGGAAGATTACTAACTGGTCATATGAGTCACTTCTTACTGATCGCAAAGACGTGTTTACATATCTAGATCCTCCATATGATATCAAAGATAATCTCTATGGGAAGAAGGGAAGTATGCACAATGGATTCAACCACGATGACTTTGCTTCTGATTGTGATAGATACATTGGACATCAACTTGTATCTTATAACTCTTCCAATCTTGTCAAGGAAAGATTTGATGGATGGAATGCAGGTGAGTTTGATTTAACTTACACCATGCGATCTGTGGGTGAGTATATGCGTGAGCAAAAAGGACGTAAAGAACTTTTACTTTATAATTATGGAATTAAAGGACTGGCTTAACTCAATCAACTTCACTAAAGAGGACCTCCGTGAGAACATTAGTTCTTACCCTCCATATATCGTTAATCGTTGTCTGTCAGGTCACCTTGATTGTGTCATGTTCGCCAATGAGATGAACATGCATAACTTTCTTGATAAAGATATGCAATATTCTTTTTATCTAAATACTTTGAGGAAAAGAAAGAGATTCTCTCCCTGGCTCCGAAAGGAAAAAGTCACGGACCTAGAATGTATCAAAAAGTATTATGGATACAGTAATGAAAAAGCATCTCAAGCTTTAAAAATCCTGACACAAGAACAGATTAACTTTATTAAACAACGACTTGACACTGGAGGAATGAAATGAGTGCTACGGTTGAACCTACGGTACAGTGGTCCCAAGATCAAATGGTTGAGGTGCTCCTCAATGAACCAGATGACTTTTTGAAGGTACGTGAGACTTTGACTCGTATTGGAGTTGCTTCACGGAAGGAAAAGAAACTCTACCAGTCCTGTCATATCCTCCATAAGCAAGGAAGATACTTTATCGTCCACTTTAAAGAACTGTTTGCGCTTGATGGAAAGCACGCAAACCTCACTATGAACGACGTACAGCGCCGTAATCGCATCGCCCGTCTCTTATCCGACTGGGGTCTGATTAGCGTCGTCAAGGAGGATTCTGTGACCGATATCGCCCCTCTGAACCAGATCAAGGTGCTTGCATATAAAGATAAGTCTGACTGGGTTCTGGAGCAGAAATACAATATCGGAAAGAAAGGTAAGACCACAGAGAGTGAATAAATAAGACGTGTCTTTCGTGCGGCACACTCTACAATCGGAACACCCGCGACCCCTTGACAGGGGTCTTTTTTATGTTATACTACGTTTGTTGACTTACTCAACTGACTATGAACGCTACACAAACCGGATTGAACGTTCTTCCGTTCAATCCCAAAACTGACGAATACACTGCCTTTATTGTAGATGTGACACCAGAGATGGCACGTTACATTCTTGATTATCATAATCGTGATAATCGCAAGATTGCTAACTCTCAAGTAAATAAAATCTTCCGAAGCATTGAAAACGATAACTGGTTGTTAGACGGACAACCAATGACTTTCAATACTGATGGAAATCTTACTGAAGCGCAACACAGATTGTCTGCTATCGCAAAATGTGCTGACGATCGTGTGTTTAAGATGATTGTTGTTACTGGTGTTCAACCTGACTGTTTTAGCAGGACTGCCACTAACAAGAAACGTAATCCGATTGATGAAATTCAACGGAAGTATCGTAAAGCACACAAGGATGAAGTTTCGATTCTTGGTGATATTATGAAGCGCCAGAGAAAGTGGCGTTTGACGATGCAAAATGCTATCTCCAGCTATGAAAATTGGATTAAGAACATTCTCAACGCATTGAAAATTAGTGGTGATTATGAAAATGTATTGGACAAGTTTTCGCTTCAACGTAAAACACTCCGCGCATACATTGCTCTGTGTGAGCGTTATGGGTATTTGGATGAGTGCAAGATTTTTTTTGAACTTCTTGACAGCGAACTTGAGGAAGATGCTGATAACCCAGTATCTACTCTCACAGATCAATTCCTTAAGTTCTGGAATACCACTGCGGTGGATTTGAGTAATGAAAAAAGGATGGATGTCCTCTATTCTTTGTTCTGCGTAGCAACTGATCGCATTATTATGCGGGATGATGGGATGATTTCTCTCAACGCAACTCCACAGTCCCTAGAGCATGAGCAGATGGAAAAGCAAGGAGTTTATCGCAAGTTTCTTGCTTGATATCCGAATAAAAAAATTACGGGGTTCATCACCCCGTTTTTTTGTACATGTTGTATAATTAGTAGTGGATGCCTTCGGGGTCTACACAATCAAATCTCGCTTACAAAGGAGAAGTAAAATGGGAAACCTTATGAAGTACAATGCTGCTAATTTAGATCAGTTGCTTGATCGTATAAATAAGAACAGTATCGGTATGGATGAATACTTTGATCGTCTGTTTACATTACATGAGACAACGACGAATTATCCACCGTATAATTTAATTCAGGTCAGTAACGTAGAATCTAGACTTGAGTTAGCACTTGCAGGGTTTAAGAAGAAGCAAGTAAATGTCTACACACAAGACGGAAAACTCTTTGTCGAAGGGCAACGAGAAGATGGAGAATCCGGAAAAGAATACATCCATAGAGGAGTGGCTCAACGATCTTTCACCAGAACTTGGACTCTGGCAGAGGATACGGAAGTTAGATCAGTTGAATTTGAGGATGGGCTCCTGACAATTGTCCTCGGTAGGATTGTCCCGGACCATCATCAAAGGAAAGATTGGTTCTAAATAGAATTGAATATCGTCGCCGCGAGGAGCACCTGGCAAAATCCAGGTTGACTCCTCTTTTTTTTATTGCTATAATTACTAGAGGAAAAACTGACTAATGGCAATTAAACTTTTACTACTGAAGTCTGGTGAGGACATGATTGCGGATGTCAAGGAGATGACATTCGGAGAAGGTGATGATCGCAGGGTAATTGGATATTCATTGAATCGCCCATGTGTTATCAAGATGCGAGACCCTAATGTAATTCCTGAATTGCAGAAAGGTAACACCAAGAAAGCAGGATACGAAGTATCTCTGTTTCCCTGGATTCCTCTGTCGGCAGAAGAAGACATCCCTGTCCCTTGTGACTGGGTTGTGACAATGGTAAATCCAGCGTTTAAACTAAAAGAAATGTACATTGAGGACATCGTTAACTATGGAAAAGATAATCAAAGCACTACTACTGACAAACAATCAGATTCTGATAACTCAGATTGACGAAGTAGGAGCAGATATCGGAGAACCCGACTGTAAGATGACTAATCCTTTTTTATTGAAAGATGATGGTACACTGGAACCCTGGTTGGTTTCGGTATCGCGTCAAGATGAATTTATGATTAGTTCTGATAAGATTATCACTCTTACAGAACCTATGCCCACCCTAGTCGAAAAGTACGAAGAACTCACTAAGTAATGCGTTTCTACACTAATGTTCAGTTGATCGGTAATCAGTTTCTCGTTCGGGGAGTTGAGAATGGAAGGAGATATGAACATAGAGACGAATTCTTTCCAACGTTATTTGTTAAGTCAAAGAAACCTACAAAGTTTAGAACATTAACAGGAGAATCAGTAGAGGAAGTAAATCCTGGTACTGTTCGTGATTGTCGTGACTTTTACAAAAAATATGATGAGGTTGATGGGTTTGAGATCTATGGAAATGATCGATACATTTATCAATACATTTCAGAGAAGTATCCTGAGGATGAGATTAAGTTTGATATTAGTCAAATCAAACTGGTGACTCTTGATATTGAGACCACTGCTGAGTATGGATTCCCAAACGTAGAGTCTGCTCAGGAAGAGATTCTTGCTATTACTATTCAGGACTACACCACCAAGCAGATTATTACTTGGGGTATCAAACCTTTTGTCAATAAGCAGAAGAATGTCACTTATCATCACTGCCCTTCAGAGCACGAACTACTCAATCACTTTATTAACTATTGGATGCAGGATGTTCCTGATGTAGTGACTGGTTGGAACATTCAACTGTTCGACATCCCGTATATCTGTAAGCGTCTT